TTGGTTGTGTCAGTAATCGCCCGCTAGTAATACTTAGAACTGCTAGTGTTGGGAAATCTTTTTTAGTCATTTATTTACTCCTAATTTTTGATTTTATTTTTTGATTTTCAAGCTTATCTAGAAACTGTAAAACTTTTAAAACATCATACAAAACAACGTGCTTGCCTCGTTTATTAATACACAGTAGTTCTCCGATAGGACCATGACTTACTAGCAATCGAGTTGATTCTGTTTCTAGAGTGATAGTTTTATGTCCGTTAGCAATTCTATCACAGCAAAATTGCTTTAATTCCTTTATTTTCATTTTATTTTAATTAAACACTCCTTTCCATTCGGTTCTTTCCCATTTACCATTTTTGTTAATTATCCAGCTATGAGGTAAAGTTGAACAGAGTTTTGTGTTTGGTTGACGACGAGCTTTTACATCTTTTTTCCATCTGCGAATAGTAGTTAAGCTAACGTCGTAAATTTCAGCAATCTCTTTGTCAGTGAAAGTCTTACCAGCGTCAATTAATTCAGGGATAATATGTGAGCGTTTAAAAAATTTTGTCAGCATTTTATCTGTGCATTCCTTCAATATTAGGACGGTCATTTTTTTTCTGATTTTATCAATTTCGTTGACCGATTGTATTAACTCTGTAAGAACTTGTTTGGCGTTCATTGTTATTTATCCTGAGTGTAATTTAATTTGAAGTAATTACATCTTTGTCGGTTGCCAATTGATTGATATTCTCAGTCTATCATAAGTCCCAGCTTTTATAAAGCCACACTCTTCTAAATATTCTATTAAAGGTTTAATTCGTGTTCTAGGAAACCCTAGAGTATCAGCTAATTCTGTAATATTAATCATTGTAAATTTGCCGTTATTTTTTTCTTTTATTGACTTTGCAGTAGATATAATGATCTGTCCTTTTATAGCCAAATAAGCTTTTAAGTTGCCATAATATTGTTGTCCTTTTGCTGTCTTTAAAGAGTTAATTATAGCAGTCTCATTGCCGTTAAAACACAGGTTGCAAGGATTAACATAGCAAGGGCATTTATACAGATAAGTGCCGTCGGGAAAGGATTGTCCTTTTGGGATGATTTGTGTTGGCATTTATTTATCCTGAGTGTAATTTGTTTTTAGTTGAGATGCCCGTTCAATTTCTCTAGCTAGGTAGCCGATATGAAAAGATTGAATACTGGGACAATCGGCAATTATTTGACGGATTAGCTTCAAAGGATTCTTACCTTCCCATTTTCCCACAAATTCACCACTAGGAGTTAGCTGGCTGACTGTGATATTATTGCCATCTGTTTCTACTAAGAAGTTACCAGCAGGGTCACTGTAGCCTCGAAACTCTTGACTAATAATTGATTGGTATTGATTAGCAAGTAATTGTTCTACGGTTTCCCAACAGTCATCGTAAATATGGGCTGATTGACTAATAGTAATCAGTGGACCCATTGTTAAATCGTACTCAGATTCACTAGCAATTTCATCTCTGATATGACGCTGTAAAGCCCGTAATCCCATTGCATTAGCCGGCCAAGCGGAAAACATATCATTACTTCTAAAGGTAGCTGTTAAAGACAGTTCATTATCTACTACTCTTACCCAGGTATGATTAAGGCAAGGTGAACCGCCGTGATTATGATCTGAGTCACCCCCTTTTCTTTCTCCTCGCGCGATTGTATTATGATCGTGTCCACGCCAACTATCATGTTCGGCAAGTATTTGATAGTTTCCACTCCCGCTATCCCAAAGGGACATAACGGCACTGGCAGAGTCGATTTCTTTGATTAATTTTGTGATAACTGCTTTAATCTGATCCTGACCAAACCAAGAGCGTAATCTTTGACCGTAGGTATATTTAACTCCTTCCCGATAATTGGCATCATCAAGTATTTGTGGGATATAGTTCTTTAGATATTTTTTATCTAAAGGTAAGTAATTAGGTTCTGGAAAATAAAAGTCTTCTGGTTCATCGGTAACTATCGCCATTAAATCAATTAATTCTTGCCATTTACCGTCATAGCCAGTAGGTCTGATAGTGCCAGTAGTTTTGATTCTTTGCAGTATTTTTATCCAAGTTTCAGCAATGGTTTTACCTTCGATCCGATGACCATAGAGCGGTCCAGGTTTTACCTCTGATGTAGGTTCATTGTAGGGAAAAACCATTGGTTCTGCCCACGGTTTATTAGCACCATAAACTGATAGCCTCAACATCAGAATTGCGTAAGTTGTGAGACTATCTCTTAAAGTAACAGAAGACCGTAATTGATTTAAAACTTCTAAAGGAATATCTATATCAATATATCCTTTCACTAAAGAATCAATTACCCAACACTCTTTCCCTACATCATTTTTCCCTTTATAAACTCCATTCTCAAAGAAATCTTTCAAGCATTGAACACTACCAGAATTTTTGTCTTCTTGGGTTGAATCCATTACAACAAGATCGCGAACGTGAGGATTGGCTAACAAATTGCGAACTAAAAAGTTAATTCCCCTTGATGCACTATAAAGATTGCCAATCACAGCATAATCAGAGGGATCGAGTTTTGCGGCTACTGACTTAGCAGGAGTCCATCCTGTACAGATAGCAATATAGCCACTGCCTAAAATCAACTGATTGGGCTTGTAGATTGCATTAAACATTGGCTTTTCCCTTTTCTTTAATATTGGGTTGCTTCCAAGTTTCTATTTCTTTCGGAAATAAATCAGATTTAGGTTTCCAGTTTTCTATTTCTTCTAGAAGCAAGTCCAGTTTTGCGTTGATTTCTTCAAGAGTCATAATTGATTTTACCTCTACTTTGTTCAAAAGATTTTATTTCTGCTAATGTTTTTTTGATTGATTCTTTTTCATTGGCAAGCAATTCTCTTACTTTTTGAAAAAGAATCAATATTCTTTTGTCAATTTCTGCGATAGTTATAAGTCCCTCTTTATTTGAGAATTTTTTACGAAAGGCAAATATTAGGGATGCGATCAGAAACTTTAACAAATATACGAAAGGTTTAGCCGAGGAGATACAGGATGAGGTCTAACAAATACATGATATACCAATCCAGCTAGTTGATAAGTTCCAATGTATTGTCCTTTTTTATCTATCCAATAGCTACCAGTATAGTAAGTCAAAATATCAAAAATCCTCTTAGGTTCTTCTGTTTCTAGTAATGCCCAAAGTGTAGGAATATTATTCTGCAACTGAACGCATAATATCTTTGCGTTTAAAGGCATTTCAATCTCGCAACAAGGAGTTGTATCTATAGGGTACTTCCAGATGGTTCTCATTGGTTTTTTGGGTTAGTGTACATTGATCCGATAACCGACAACTGGCACTGTAGTATTACTTTGTTTTTTGCCACGGATTATCACTTAATCCCCATTGATGTTTAAGAAAAGCTTTGTACATATTTTCTCTGACCATCATTTGTTCGTAAAGCTTGATCAGGAAATCCTGCGCTTGCTCTTGGCTCATTTTTTCTACCTGAGACTGAAAAGAACGAATATTGAACTGCTGTTCTAAAGAAAGTTCGATAGGTTGAGACATGATTACTCCTAAGTTAAAATTCAGACTCTTCTTTTTGAGGCTCAAATCTATTATCAAAGTCTTCCAATGTTTGTTTTAGACAATGATAAAAACCGTTAAATTCGTCAAAGGGTTCCCAGTCTTTTCCGTGATGTTTGAGTAGCTTTCTTGCCATTTCTGGTTCAATGGGAACATAGATGTAATCTTCTAGCGTGAATTTATCTTCCATTGTCTAATTCCTCCCAAAAATTGTCAAAACAAGTGATTTTCATCTCTAATCTTCTGTCAAATAAATTCTGAAAATTAGGATTATCAATTTCTTTTTTTATTCTATCAGAGTATTCATGTACAAAAGAAATAATGTTTTCAAGGCTGATAGCATTGTTAGCTTCATCTTGATAATATTGTTCTTTTTGAGCATCCGACATTTTATCCCAAATTTGACTTCTTAATTCTATTAAGTCTTTTTTAAGGTTTTTTATTAGATTCGCATCCATACCATAACACCTCTTTTAGATGATTATCTCTTTTTGATCGCCATTTTTTTCGAGTATTAACCGAGTATCTTTTTTTACCTGAGATTTAGCGTATAAAGCCATAAACTTTAATCCTTTGCGAATAATTTCAGCCCCGATAAATTCAACTGCTGAGATATTTCTTCGAGACGTTCTGAGCTTTTCCCACTAAACTCTATTTGAAATTGTTTGATACTCATGTTTTAGCTCTTTTCGATTATCAATTAATATCTTTTTCTGCTTGAGTTTTACCTGTCTTAACTGTATTTAATGCTTGTACAGATGCTCTTTGCTCGAAAACGTGGTTTACGCTTACCCAAAACATCTAGCAATACATCACTATCGAATAAGACTTGCTTCACTGATACTTCTCCACTAAATAATCAATATACGATTCTTTTGAGTCTTCTGAGCCTAAATCAACAACTCCCACTAAGTTTCTTGTCCAAGGATCAAGATCGCTTAAATTATCTGTTAGGGAATGAGAGTAGGTGATTTTTTGCTTTGTCTTTACTAAAACTTCCCACAGGTCGTTAGTGTGGGCTAGCTCTCTAGCCAGTTTTCTTTGTCTTTCTCTGCAATCTTTTTCCCATGATTTCTGAAATTCATCCCACGCTTTCTCGTCCCATCGTTTTTCGTATATATCATATTCGTGTTGACTGTAGTCAAAGTCGTTCATTTTTTGCCACATTTCTTGTATTGTTTTTCTGAAATAGTTTTGCCTAATTTTCTTTAATTCCTCCCATACGTCATTAAAATTTGGAATAATTAATTGACTGGTTTTTATCCAATTTTTCCAGTTTGCTTGCGTGTACTTTTTTATCGGATTAACCTCGACAATTTCCTGTATAACATTTTTTAGCAGTTCAATGCTTTTAATGTCTGGACATTCTTGAATTTCAAAACCACAGTAGTTACAAAAAACTACATAACTTAATGTGGTTCCCATTTTTACTCCAAGAGATAACGAGGTTTTATGAAGCTTGGATTTGTCCATGATGTACCTCCTTTAGACAACTATTTGGCTTTATAAGTTAACTTCTTTCTAAGAAAAGCCAAGAAACCCATAGAACTACTATCGCAATATTTAACATGAAAAATGTTAAATCTATCAGTAATTGTTTTGACATAATTTTATCTTGTTTCTACAAATTTACCATAACTCAACTATACGCCTTCTTACTTGAATTGTCAAGATAATTTTGATACACTAAAATTAGAAAAATTTATATCAATACAAATGTTCGACAGTGCTATTGGAGTTGCGGGAAAGTTTCTAGAAAATCCCACAATTAAGGCTAATGCTTCTCTATCCTTTTCTGTAGCTGCAGGCTCTACCATGACTACCGATGCCGTTGGTAATCCTATTATGCGAGCATCTTCTATAGAGTCTGTAGTAATTGCTTGTTGGTTGCAACAGTCAAAACCGCCTGTGGCAGAAGTAGAAGAAGGTAGTTATCTCGATTGTGAATATTTTGAGGGAAGATTGGTAAAGCCTAAAGATTACCCGTTCCCAATTCAGGCTACAGGGGAATTACAAGTAACAATTAATAACAGAATCGGTCTTGTCAGACAGTTAAATGTGTTTGAGTCTCCGACAAGCCAGCAGCTAGGAATTGCCGCAAAACTAGGACGGAGAATTAAACTTTATGCAAGATTTGATCAGGGTAGTTAAGTGTCGGAACCCTTTAAGTAGCCGAGGTATCCTGAAACAATTGCTACGATAACATTGCCGTAGGTGTCAGTAGTTTCAGGAGTAAAGAAAGAATGAATCAAGCAGGCGAAAACAATCAAAACACAGACAATAGACGGGTCTAATTTAAGATATAACATTGCTATTATCATCCTCTATAAAAATTTTGTTTAGAATTGGTTTATCACTAATTGTTAACTTTAATTCGTCTTTCGTCCATTTTGTGAATATTGAATCGTATCCATAGATATATTTTAAATTATCGTCAACAATAACTCCTGTCTTTTTCAGTGCGTCATTAACATATTTTGCGCTGCCACAAACATTATCAGGGTCACGTCCAAAGTTTTTAATTCGCCATTCGTAAAGCATCCATACTTTGTCAGGAAAACGTGGAATTTTTTGTTCTATAATAAGTTTTTGTATATCAAAGTCCCATTCTTTTTTAGTAGTTGCGCTTTTAAATTTATTTGCACGAGCGTATCTTATTTGTTCATTAAGAGTCGGCGGAAGTGGACAG